CCATATTCGCCTGCAAGAGTGCCAGCCTCAACTGCTTGACGTGAGCCACCAAAGGCTTTAGCAGCTTGCGCTCTTGCTCCCATTTGCTGAGTTGCTAGTTGGCGCTGACGCTCAATGTCAGACTGGCCTCGCTCAATAACCTGCTGCGTATAGGGTGACATATATTGCCCATAATCAACGTCGGCTAATTGGCCTGCAGCAATACGCTCTGGAGTATACTCCTCTGGAGCACCTACATCACGCGCTTGAAACTCGCCAAGTCTGCCATAAATGCCGCCAGCTTGCCGCTGATACTGCTGTGCCTGACTGAATACATTTGGAGCAGCAGGAGAAGCAGGAGCAGGAGCAGGAGCAGGAGCAGAGGCCATTGTTGGAGGGGCTGGGCGTACTTGCGTCATCGGCACATTTGCCACTCTGCTCTCAATTTGGCTTATATCAAAGCCTGCTGGCATTTGGCCTATACCTGCTGGGGAGCCAGTGGGCGCTGGGGCGCTGACCGCTGTTGAAGGAATACCTGCCGCCAATCCAGCTTGAGCAGTTTGAATTTGTTGATTAGCTGATCCACCCATATCTTAATTCCCTACAAATCTATTAAGGCCACCAAATAGCTTTCCTACTGGCGTTTCACTTAGGTTTAAAGAGTAATTTCCGCTTGGGCCAAGTGGATCAAAACCTCCCGACCCCTCTGATGCCTTAACTCTTTCTGCGTTCGCCCTCATAAGCTCTTGAAGATTAGATGATCTACCTCTTGACCCAGATGGCGCAGGTGCAGGTGTCGCTGCTGCTGCCATCCTTGCAACATACTCAGGATTCTCCATTCCAGTAACAGGGTCAAACCTTGTCATGCCTGATAAATATTCATATTGATCTGGGCGCTGCTCCCTAAGCCTCTCAAGCGCAGCAACATAAGCAGGGTAAGAGCTATACCCTGTCATACCGCCTTGTGTTACTGTGGGCATGCCGCCCATATCGATCCCAGAAGGAGCCTGCATACCAAACGCTGCAGCCATGCCCCCAACGTTCGCGGCAGCAGCTTGCTCAAAGGGATTAACTGCCGCCACCTCTGGCCCCATATAAGGAACATATCCCATCCCTTGAATTTCTTGTGCTCTTTGCACCGCAAGCCTACCAGCCTCCTCTAAGTAGGCTGGTATTTCAGTTTTTGTTGTAGAACGGCTTCCCATGTTAAAACTCCAAATGCATTGTTACGGAATGAGGCTTCCAGCCTATTTTTTTTAAATATTTTTTCCATCCAAATCTGCCATTAAATGAAGCAAATGAACAGCCTTGCAATTTTGCCCATTGTTTCACATTTTTTGTCATTTGTAAAATTTCATCCATTTTACCACCTGCAAGGAACACATGTAAGGCTTTTGTGTTTGGATATACCACAATTTCAGTTATAATGCATCCCTGCTTTGCAGGCCATAATTGCATTTTTCCAGAACAAATCCCAGCAACAACTTCTTCCCAAGTATTAAGATCACCTGATCTTTCAATAGCTTTTTCAATCCAAGGTCTGCAACGCTCTAGCTCACTTATAGGACTATGCGCATTCATCCGTGTAGCCTTACTATTGATATAGTGGCAGAGGGCGTCGCAGGTGCAAAACTTGTCGCGCCAACGGCTTCTAAATATCCGCTTGTGCTATCAGTTGCCCACATAATTTCTATGTAATCCCCAGCAGAAAGCTGCAAAATTGCAGTCTTGGTGACAACAAGAGTTGATCCATTTTGATGTAAGGTGTTTTCCATTGCAGATTTGGAAATGTCTATGCCGTTAATTCTCGTCCAGAACCACATTGTAATCGTTGCGGCAGATGTTGACGCCATTTGCATAGAATACGTCAATGAATATTGACCTGCTTCAGTTACAATTAAGCGAGAAGCAGGCGTTCCGCTTGTTATACCCTCAGCCAAATCTTGTGTAAAAGTTAAGGCATAAGCGGTATTTATTGAGGCGGCAGTTTGGTTTGTGCTAACAGTGCCATCGTAATGTCCATCTTCAAGAACAATTTGTCGCCACTCACCATTTTTACTGACAACAGGGTATCCGTAAGTTCGATCCCACAGGATAACGCCATCTTCTGCTGCGCTATCATAATCGCGTCGGTGCGTAAGAAAAGAGCGCGTTCTGTTAATCCACGCGCTAAACTTTTCTGCCCATACCTTAAAGTCTGGCCCTATAGGCGGTGCGCCGTACAAACTCATCGCCTGCTACCCTCTCGCGCATCTAGCCTCATAATACCGACACGCCAATCCGCGGCCTCAACGCCCTCAATGCGCATTCTGACCTGACGGCCTTGGAAGCGCACAGGCGTTGGGTTTGCTGTAGAGTATGGGCCGCTTTCTGTTTCTACCGCGTTTGGATAGTTGCGAGTTTTAAACTTTAACTGAGCATCTCCTTGTGTTTTTTCATCAGGAATAACTTCTTTTACCTTCATCAGCCTATCGCCTGCACCAATAGATATTGGCCCAGTTTCTGCATAAGGCGTCGCGCCGTCATAATCAAAGCCAATCTCATGCTCATAAACAATGCCATCACTACCGATCATCAAGACGTTTCTGAACGCACCACGATCAACGCCGCTTGTGCGCTCAAGATCGCCTGTTACCCAAACACCCTCAACGTAATCAAACGCTACATATTTGTCACACTCATCGCTGTCTTGAGACTGGTAAAACCACCAAATCTCATTCCATTGCGAGTTTACAATAGCTTGAATTTTGGACGCTTGGTCATAATTTAAGTTACTAAAAACATAATCACCAACTTCACATGGTAACTCTCGAACCTGACCTCCAGAATATACGAAAAAGCCTCTGCGACCCATCCAAAACACACCAGCATCAACAGACGCATACGCACCTGCTGAGATTAAACCGCATGATGTTCCCACACGCTCAAAACCATACACAAAAGGCGGCCCTTGGTAAGTCATTGTGTGGCAGTCTTGAGTTGTAAGGATAATTGATTGTCCTCTAGTTTTAACAGCCGCTAAAATTTCGCCTGTTGTCTGCAAATCAATATCTCCAGATTGGTTTGTCGCTACTGGTGTCCAAGTATCGTAATCTTCCTGATCTGACCATGCTACACGGCGATTGTTATCAGACGCATCATCGCATCCAAGAGCAACAAGGAATCTTTCCTCCGTAACAAAAGCCCCTGCACAACCTGTTGGCGCATTTGATATTGCTGTGGCGGTAGCTGCTGCTAAGTCCCATGAATAAATTACTCCGTCATCGGATGAGCAAGCAATAAGCTCCTCACCCCAATTGTCCAATGACCAAGTTGTTGCGCGTAATATTGCGCCAAGATCAGGACGAGCGACGCCCCAACCGAACAAGCCCCAACCGCCTGATCCCCAGCCCGTATTAATCGTTGCATCAACTCGACCAGTCGTTAATCCTGCAGGCGTAATAGTGCTTGTAACGCTACTTTCCAGCATTGCTACAAGGCTGCTATGAGTACCAAAAGCAGCGTAGCGCGATCCATCGTTTGTAATCCAAGAGTGCGCTCCACGAACAACGCCGCCAATATCCACAGACGCATTGCTACTAGATGCCCTCGGCCTCCAACCACCTACAGGTCGCAAAGCGTCTTCATGCCACCTAATAAGATTTACATCGCGCCAGCGACCCTGAGACATATACTCAGTTCCGTTTCGGTATGCGCCTTTTGGTATCTGCAAAGGTATTAATGGCATCGCCTGTTCCTTATGGTTTTGTAGGCCAATCGCTATCTGATAGATGGGGCCAATTTGAGTTAGACGTAATATCTCTCAATGCTTGACGATATGTTGACATTTCTGAAGTCATTGTGAGGTCTGATAGGCCATAATAATCTGTTTCAAGAAGTAGACTGTTTCTTTTTACGCGATTTATATTAGCAATTTTATCATTATACGCCGTTATTTGGTCTGCTGTTTTATCTTGCACCGTCCAACCTAGTGTCCATGTGCCGTCAACTAAAGTTGGCATTGAGTTCTGAACAGTATTTTGCGTCTTGGCATCGTGTGAAGGTTCATCAGCAACAGTTACACTATATGCGCCATATTGGTTGAGCGTTTCTTCTGGGATGGCTTTTGGGAAAGAAATGTTTCTATGGTCACGACGAAATTGCCCTAGACCGTATGGGTAAGTTTCTACCGCACCATTTGATATTTTTACATAAGACATCGTTGTTTCTCCTTGGGCTTATGTTGTAAGGTTATATGTTGTCGTAGTTATGGTTTCTGTCTGCTCGGAAAGAGTTACGGAAGCGTTT